CATCCAGGAGCAAGCATGAATACACCCAACAACATCGAGTTGCACAGTTACGAAACGTTCTTCACCAGCCTAGCATGGATCCAAGGCGGCATCATCACATGGATGTACGCCACCGGCACCCCACACAAGGCAGCCCTCGCCATTATTGCTGCATGCGCCCTCGCCACCCTCCTGGGTGCCTCAACCATCACCTACCAGCCCCACAACACTAAATGATCACAACACCCATCCTGATAGCCGAAACCCTCGCCATCATTATTCTCGCCGTAGCACTCGCCCACGACAACAACCAGTAACCCACCAAGAAAGGCGCACACATCTCATGGATGAGCCCACCCGCATGTACACCGACCCCAACACCGGTGCCCGAAAAGAACTCAAACTCTGCAGGCTCTCCCTCATCGACCCTGCAGCCTTGCACGCCCTCGGCGAAGTAGCCGGATACGGCGCCACCAAATACGGAGACAACAACTGGACCGGAGGATACCCGTGGAGCCACAGTATCGACGCCCTCTACAGGCATCTACTATCATGGCAGCAAGGAAACAACCTCGACCGCGAATCCGGGCTACCGCATCTAGCACACGCCGCCTGGCACTGTCTCGCACTCCTCGCCTACCAGCAGCACCGCGCCGGGCAAGACACCCGCAACCCATGGAACAAAGGCGACCAGTAATGCCTCTAGCACAATATCCGAAAACCATCAACCACCCAGGCCACATCTCCTACAGTTCACTATCACAGTGGGCCGAATGCGGAGAAAAATGGCGCCTATCCCACGGCTACCACGCACAGCACCACACCTGGTACGCAACCCTCGCCGGAAGCGCCATACACCACATCACCGAACAATATGACCTCCATCTGTACAATCCCGCCGAATACCCTGCACTGCCAGACGAACTCTCATCCTTCGAAAATGTTTTCGACACCCAAGTAGCCCTCGTCGAATCCGAGGGCACGAAGATTAAACCCTCCGGCCGAGTGTGCAAAAACATGTGCGAATCAGGAGGGCCCAACAAGAAAGACTACGATTGGTGGATGCACTACGGCCAAGTCTTTGTTGGCAGGTGGAAACACTGGCGAAACAGTCACCCAGAATATGCTATCGCTGTTATTGATGGCGAGCCAGGCATCGAATACCCAGTCGAAACCACCCTCGACGACGGCACCCAGATCGTCGGCTACATCGACCGCATCTTCACCGACACCGACACTGGCGAAACGTTCATCCTCGACCTCAAAACCGGCCGGCTACCACCCGACAACATGCAGTTGTACACCTACCGGTACATGCTCGCCCAACACGGCAACGATGTGACAAAAGGCATGTTTTGGACACCCGCCACAAGCCGCAACGATGACAAGTCCCCGACACAGGGCACAGCAACCGAACTCTATGATCTTGACAACAACACTTACCGGCATGTATCATCCATGTACAGTCAAGCAATGAAAGGAATCAGCCAAGGTATCTTCGTACCCCACGTCACCACACTCTGCAAAGGATGCCCCGTCAGGGACGCCTGCTGGGCCGTCAACGGGAAAGACGCCTACAGGTATCCTATAGAAACCACCATCACACCCCTGAATGAAGATAAGGAGCACCAGTGAACGACACCAACAGCACTGATGACCGCATCACCATCACACTCAAATACGGTGGCGACTATGCCGCACCGTGGGCTGTAATACGGGGAGACACAGTAGCCGACATGAAAGCAGCCATCATCGACTTACTTGGCGGACTCAAAAACGATGACGTGTCCAAAGACTGGGACCTCGCAACCCTCACAGCTAGCGCATCAATCATTCTTCAAGACCGATACAACCAGGCCGCCAAAAACTATGTAGACAACATCGCATCCAAAGAAAACGACATCATCATCGATAAAATCAACAATGCCACCAGCAAGGCGCAGCTAGCCGACCTCCTCAAACAGTACAAAAAGATCATCACCAGCAACAGGGACGTGTCAGAGGCTTTTCGCACGAAACGAAACAGTCTCACACGGTAAACCCATATAAGCCAACAATAACAGACACAACAGTAAAGGAAAAACAAGTTATGGGACTCGCCAACTACCGCAACAGCAACGACAGCACCTTCTTCAACCCGTCCAAAAACCAGGACGCCACCGCCATCGCCTTTAAAGTCCACGACGTGCAGCACAACACCGAAGGCTACGGCGGACAGATCGCCGATCGCGTCTACGCTGATGTCACCATCTTCCACACCCTAGACGATCTCAACAACAGCACCCCAGAAACCATCCCCAACGCTATCATTGAAAAAGCGCGAGGCAACAACGACCGCCCACATTCCATGATTCGCGAACTCGAAACCTACCTGGGTGAAGAGCAGGCCTTCAAACTAGCCACCGTGCGCACCAAAAACGGATTCAACGCTGTGATCCTAAAACCCCTCGACGACGCCATCTACGACCTCGTAGCAGCATATGTGGACCGGCGAGACAGCAAGCCCGACACGGGCAGCGATGATGTAGACATCGACTCCATCTGACCACCAATACACATCCAACCGATAGATAGATTAAGGTTCCGATGCTCTCTCTACAACGATCCTTCGAGAGAGCCTCCCAAACCGCAGCCGAGCTGCCCCGCATACCACAACTAGAACCCCTCTACAACAACCAGGACATGCACATCCACAAAGGGGACCTAGTCATGATTGCGGGGCGCTCCGGCAGCCAAAAATCAGGGCTAGCCATGTTCATCACCGCAATGCTCAACCAGCCCACATTGTATATTTCGGGTGATATGACACCCTGGGAGGCCTCCACACGAATCATCTCACTCAACACCCAACACACCACCACACAGATACAACACAACATCGACACCTACGGGCCAGAATACTATCGAGACAGCATCCACCACGGCGCACACATCACATTCTCATTCCAGTCACCCATCACATGGACCGACATCACCATGGAGCTACAAGCCTACATGGAAATGTGGAACACCTTCCCACCCATCATCGTCATCGACAACCTGATGGACATCCAAGACTGCGAATCCGACTACCAAGCCCAACAAGAAGCCATGCAATGGATCACAGCATTAGGTAGGGATACTGGCTCCACTATTATCGTCACACACCACGCCACCGACAAAACCGGAACCGACATCGAACACCCGCCAGCCCGGCGAGAAATCAAAAACGGCCTCTCCGAAAAACCACAACTCATCCTCGGAGTATCACTCTATGGTGGCGAAGACAACGGCAACGGGCTCACGATACCGGCAGAGGCACGCATCGCCGTACTCAAACAACGCACCGGAAAATCCAGCCCAGACGGAACCCGATACGAACGACTCAGAGCCTACCCCGAATACACATTCTTCGGACCCCTCGCCGAAAAACAGCCATGGAACATGACCACAACACACAAAGGACTATGATGGCGACACAACAGTCACGCAACCGCCGGGCAGGCGCAGAATGGGAAACAAGACTACTCCACCAGCTAAGAGACACCGGCTACGATATAGAGCGCCTCCACCTCAACGGTAAAGAGGACGAAGGCGACCTCATCCTCAAAACCGGCAACCACACATATGTGATAGAAGCCAAAGCCGGGCAACCCCACCTCGCCCAATTCGTCAAAGAAGCAACATGTGAAGCACGAAACTACGAAACCCACCGAAACAAACAAAACAATTCCACCATCGGACTCGTGATCATGAAACAGCGCAACAAAACCTGGAGCGAAGCCTATGTGGTATCAACCCTCAACGAGCTCCTCCCACACCTCTGACACCTGCCACCTCCTCGACACCTACCACATACGGTACAACCCGTCCAAGAACGAGCAACACATCCTCTGCCCGTTCCACGACGACCACCAGCCCTCCATGAGCATCAACCTCGACAAGGGCGTCTGGTACTGCCACACATGCGGTGTCGGAGGAGGACTCCACAAGCTACAACAACGATTAGAAGAAGAAAACCCGAATGTACGACAGCATACGCCCATACAACATTGCGGAACGCCGCCGAATCCAGAAAGCCTCGGCCCTCTACGAAACCCATATCGAAAACATTCTCGACCTGCTCTCAGCAAGAGGCATCAGCGAAGAAACAGCCCGCTACCACCACCTTGGATACATCGACAATGACCCCATCCCCGGCCACGAAGACTACAATCAGTGCATCACCATCCCATACATGTACCCCGTTTGGGGGCAGCCAGCCGAAATACGAAAAATGCGTTTCCGCTGCTCACTCCAGCATGATTGCAAAACCCACAACCACCCCAAATATTTGACACCGGCCGGGGACACAGGCTCCATATACAACATGGCCGCCATGGCCAACCCGCAAACAGACATGCACATTTGCGAAGGCGAATTCGACTCAATGATCCTCGAACAATGCGGATGGCCAGCAGTAGCCATCCCCGGAGCCACCTCGTGGCAAAACTTTTGGACCAAATTTTTTGAAGGCTACGACCACATCTACATATGGTCCGACCCCGACCCCGCGGGAGACCAGATGGCCCAAACCCTCCAGGCAGCGCTCCCCCAAGCCACCCATGTGCCCCTCACCCTGGGGGATGTCACAGACACCTATCTGCAAGCCGGCAAAACAGGGTTGACACAAGCACTAGACACTGTGCTACAGTAAAACCTGTCAACAACACGAAACTAAGAAAGGCATATAAAACATCATGGATCCCCTCGACACGTGCCCCATCCCCAACCGGCGCAACACCAGCCAAGCCGCCAGGAGGCGTATCCGCCTCGCCATCTGTGCAGAAAAATGGACTGATGGCGAAGACCCCACCTACATCATGCACACCTGGGGCACCACCTACGACGGGATGCGCTCCATGATCCGCGCCAACCCCGACATTAAACTACCCGACGACATGGCCAAACATTTGCACAAAGTATGCCGGGAAGCCTACCCTAAAAACCAGCCCAACAGGCACCGAAGCGGATGGGACGCCTACGAGAAAAACTACTACACCCACGAAATCCTCTTCCTCAACCAATTCAACATCCCAGCCCTCGAAATTCTCAACAGGCTCGACGTCTCGTGGACTATGTGGAAACAAATCATCACCGAAAACCATCTCACCCGGCTACAAGACGAAACCTACAATGCGTGCCACTGGCACTATCTAAAACAGCAACACCCCGACTGGACCGACCAGGACATCACACAAGCCCAACACGCCGGGAACAACACCTTCAACCAGTTCATGCAAGACGACCAGCCGGTACTATCGTGAGCATCTCGTTCAAACCCACCACCAAAAACCGGAATGCCATCCGTGACTTCATCACCCAAAACACCGACATCAACCCAGACAGCCTGCCAGACAGTATGTTGCAACACATTATCGAATACTGCTGGGATGCTTTCACAGCCAGCAACCGGTACGCCGTGGCGGCACAATACTGGCGAGGCACAAACCCTCCCGACAACCAGCATCAGCGCATACTAGTCGGCTACTACAAAACCATCAAACAAGCCACAGCGGCAGCTCAACAATTCCACTGGAACACCCGGTTACAGCAGCAATGGAAAACATGGATACTACCCGTGCATAATGGCACCGTATCCGAGCATTTCACCAACCAGAAAACACTCTTCGACACACAAACCAACAACAACACTGAAGGCGCACTGCCGGAGCATCTCCGAAACGTCATGTGCGGCAAAACACTCCACCACACAGACGGCACCATCACATGGTGCACCCGAAAACCAGGACACGACGGCGACTGCCGCACAGGATGGCAACCAACCACACAACCCCTAGGATATCATGGCAACCAAAACTGAAACGCTGATCCAACGATATGGCGATAAAGCCGCACAAGTATTAGCCGACCGGTCCATCCCGGCATCCTGGCTAGCAAAACAGCTAACCCAAGCCGGATACCCCATATCCGCCACCATTATTAAAGACCACAGGCGACGACTCGACCACAAGAAAGGAGATGATAAGAAATGATCGACAACATCGACAAGCTACTCACCCAGCTCGCAAACCATGACAACGCCATCGACACCATTAATGATGATCTCGCCAACGGCACCGTACGCCGCACACGCATCTCCGAATGGACACTACCCAACGGAGAAACAGGCCGATCCATACAAAAAATTATTGACCACCAGCCCGCAACAGACCCCTACCCTGTAGACGAACTCGTCGACAAACTAGCCGACTGGACACCACCCAAACCAGAAACCAACACCTATGACGACAACACCGCGTTCGTCATAGGTGCCGGTGATTTCCAAATCGGCAAAGGCATCCCCGGCGGAGAAACCGCCCACTTCGCCGACGACTACCTACACTCCCTTGCAGCTGCTAAACACTACTGGCAGCAGGCAGGAAAACCCGGCCGGGTCCACATCGCCTTCCTCGGTGACATGATCGAAGGATACGTGTCACAAGGAGGCAACAACGCCTGGCGAACACAAACCCCCTTGACGGAACAAATCCGGTTGACACGCATGGCCATGATGCAACTCATCCATTTGTTCGACCACTGCCCCAACGTCACCATCACCTCCATCCCAGGCAACCATGGCGAAGCAGTACGATTCGGCAAAGGCGTCACCACCTACGATGACAGTTTCGATGTTGACTGCTGCCGGGCCATCGCCGAAGCCTACCAACTCACCAACAACTACCCCAACATGCGCTTCATATTCCCCAAACAGGACGAAATGACCACCACCGTTGATGTGGCAGGCACACAAATCCTGCACGCCCATGGACACCAATGGCGCAACAATCAACACTACGAATGGTGGCGCGGCCAAGAATTCCACAACGGCACCACATCCCACATCCTCATGGCCGGCCACCGACACCACCTCGAAATCTCCGAACAAGGACAACGCACCTTCATCCAATGCCCATCCATGGAAGGAGAATCCGTCTGGTACCGGCACCGCACAGGCACCACCGGCAACCCCGGACTCGTGTGCTACACTATCAACCATAAAACACCAAACAACTACCAGATAGCGAGATGAAATAGTGCTATGAGTAGACGACCAACAAAAGCAGACCTGGCCACCACCGCATCGTGGGGATGGGCCACAGACCATCATCTCCGCACACTCAACCAGGCATGCACCAAAATAGCCCAACACTACCCCGCAATCAACGCAGACGACCTATACCAAGACTCCCTACTATATATTGCGGTGCGGGAACAATACCACAACCTAGACAACAAACACTATACCAAAATGTGCTACCGTGTAGCCAAACGGCTAGCCAACAAAACCATACAACACCTAGACCAGCCGAAACCTTTATCCGATATTATTCATCTAGCCGACAACCAAACCAGCATCTAAAGGAGAACCCCAATTATGGTTACTACCACCCTCGACGACGGAACCCAAACCACAGTGCTACAAACCGTAGGCACCACCACCACCGCCATCATCACCAACACCGAAACACCCGAAACTATCACCGCCAAATACACCATCAGCAAAGACGGCACAGCCACCTACAGCATCAGCGGCAACACCTACCTTGGCGACCACCAACACATCATTAAACTCATGTACGACTACTGCCACTGTGTAGGACGATTCGACACCATCAACACCAGCAACCATGATGACCTGTTTAGGGGGTGACCAGTGAACCGGACCTACACCACAGCAGACATCATCCAAGCCGCCCAATGGATCTGGAACGGCGGCCCATGGAAACCCTCCGTGGAGCCGGGCATGCCACCCCCACCAACCGCGCCACAACATCACGGCAACAACATCGTCTCCATGATCGACCTGCAGCTAGCCATCGACGACTACACCCTCACCTGTGAACCATCCAAACAGCGAAAACACCTAACCAGGTTGGCCGCATTCCGGGAAGTATACGGGTATGACCAAACCTACGCCGCCGCAGCGCACCGACTCGGGGTGACTAGGCAAACGGTGAAACAGTGGGCAGACCAAACATTGATCACCCTAACAGGGTACGCAAACAGTAGATACTATCCAGACGGCAACGACGACAGCACAGGGATGGGATAAAACCATGGACAACACAAATAATATCCCCCACACTGCTTTAAAAACAGCAGTACACCGTATCATCCAACAGCAGCCCACCAACATGCAACAGTTGGAAACCATTGTTGACAGTGTCGAAAACCAGTACCGTGTACCCATCTCCCTCGATGACGTGAACCTCACCATCAAAGAAGTCAGCCTCGACGATCTCACAATCGATCAGGACACGCTAGACGAGTGCAGCGAAATACTGTGGGACTGCGACACTGCAGGATATCCACCCAACAACAAGCAGCCAGAGGCTAGCCAGGCAGCCCTAGACGGGCTGGAAAGCCTCACCTATCAGGCGCTAAAACTCACCACCATGGTAGACAACATCCTGGAAGCCATCCACGATCACCGCGACAACTATCCAGGCATCATCCAACGAAACATTGTCGACCAGGCCAAAGACACACTCGCCGAGTGTGCACTCCTACACCAGACACTCGAAGACACCCTAGACGACAACCTGTAAAACCCCTATAGACACAAAAAGAGTGCCCCAGCAGCAGCCACCACACACATGGCAGCACCGCTGGGGCACAAACTATATTAACTAATCATTCGGACGGCTCTATCGTGCCAACCTCTGACTCGGCTGCACGCTTCGGCACATAGCCCACATTTTCATCGTCTATCGGCTCGATCATGCCAGGATCCGACACATCCACCGCATGCGGTTCTATCAAACCGGTATCATCGGGTGGAACAAGACCAGCATCCACAACCGGCGCAACCTTGGGTTTACCGGCCACAAACGACGGGTTACCAAACGACGTCGCTATAGACAGCACAGCAGCCACCCCGGCAGTAATCAGGGCAGACTCCCACGGCAAACCCCGAAACGACTCCGCAGTATACGTGACACCCGCAGTCACACCCAACACAGCAACAAACGTTTGAATAAAAGTTTTCAGGGCACGCTCAAACAAACCCAACCAAAACTGTTTACCCACAATCGATCACCGTCACTTCTTCAACTGGGCAATATCGGCTTCAAGCTTGCCGATCCGGCCACGACACTCCAGCACGTAATACCAGACACTCCACAAAGCATCCTTAGTACGCCACAGCTTCCCCGTCACCGGATTCTTCACCCACGACAGGGCATCCACACGTTTACCCAAGTCACCATTCTGTACCTGCACCACACGAACATCGTGGTGCAGCTTATTCACCGAACCGGTGAGTTGCGCCGACAATTGTTTAATCTGATCATGCAAGGCTTTCACATCAGCCACAGTTAACTCCCCACTATCACTACTACCGCCGCAGACTACAGCCATAAACCTGTCCCACGGAAACCACGGGCCGGGATCGTCATGATCCGACTGATGCCACGCATCCGTAACATCCGCATGGCCGCACACACCCCTCTTGCCGGCCTTCAAATCGGAGGCGCTAAGCTTCCTCTTCGGAACACCATGCTTGTCACACAACTGTCGACACAGCACGGCGGCCTTCTCCACCGCGGGCCACACCTGAGGCGACAGCCACTGCTCCCGAGTGTAAGCATGCCCCGGCACACGGAATGAGGCGTGCGAGCCGCCATCAGCGCAAATCTCGATACCCAAAGAATGCGGATTCGGCGGGGCATGCCACCCAATCGTAGACTCAGACAGGCACTGCACCGTCTCCCCAACATCACACACATAATGCGCCGAACCACCAGACGATGGGGAAGCGAAATAGTTTGCCGTAGAAACAGCACGCCCAGCCCTAGACGCGGACGGGAACCCCACATCCGGACACGTCGCATGAATCACAACCCTATTCACCGGAGAATTAGAACCGGCAGAATGATGCGCTGCTGGAATAAACCTCACCGCACACCACCCCCAAACACTACCATCACAGCCACTCCTTTCTATTTGTGGGATGATATAGTCACCATGGGCGACGGTTTCACACCCTGGCAGGCCACCGAACCCGATATTGTAGAAGCCACACCGTCACTATATTTCACAAACATGCGGCCCCCGGAACAGTACACAGACACCACCGAGCGCCCATCCTTACCATCCTTACCATCGGATCCATTCGAACCGGCGGGGCCGCGCTCACCCCGTTCACCCTGTGCACCTTGCGGGCCGGCAGAACCCGCTGGACCCACAGTACCGCGCTCACCATCGGCGCCATTCGCACCATCTTTACCATCAGCCCCGGCAGCCCCGTTCACGCCATCAGCACCTACACGGCCTGGAACACCATCGCGCCCATTTATACCGTCACTTCCGGACAAACCCTCAGGCCCCTTAACACCATTCAAACCCGGGGAACCCTGCGGACCAACAGGGCCAACAATCCCAGCCGAACCATTAACACCATCCCGGCCATCAGCACCTACAGAGCCTTGCGGGCCGCGCTCACCAGCAGGACCCGGCACACCCTGCACACTCCGCTCAACACGCACAGCATCCACACACAAACCAGAACGGTGAAGCCGCACAGACTCCACGCCACCCTGTGCACACGCCTGCCGCACACGGCTGGCTAAACCCTTAGCAACCGTACCATTCGACTGTGCTTTAGCCTGCTCCGAATCCCGCTGCGAAGCCACAGACCCATACCGCAAAGCACCCGCAGCAACCACCATCAGCAACACAAGCGACAGGAACAACAACAACAGGGAAGCCTTCTCAAAATTACGGCGCTGCCGCTTCTCCTCCTCCAACTCCCTCATCACTCACCCCCCAACGAATCCTGCAAAAAACCGGGCGGATCAGGCAAAATAAGCGGATCAACATCATCCGGAAGCCTCGAGTTAAACCGGCGAACCTCACGCCGCACACCCCACGTATACTCTTCCAAAGCATCCACCTGCGCCGACAGCCGGCGCAAACGCTTCCTAGACTTGGATGTGACAGCCTGAACAGAACCCAAAACAGTAGCAATAGCGGTACAGAGAGAGGCCACCAGTGCAGGAGTAACCCACGACACCACAGCCCCCCAACATCACACCAACCGCCACCACAGCCTCAACACGATCACACGCCCACAGCAATCCAATTCGCCACAGCGGGCACACCATTCGGCTTAGAACCATCATTAGTGATAAACGCCAAATCAAAATCCTTGGCAGTAATATTGTAGGCTTTCACATCAATCCGTTGCGTGCCACCAGCCGCCGTCCCCATAGACGCCACAACCACCGGTGGGCTACTAAACGGGCGGGCAAACGGGATCGTGTAAGCATACACAGCAGATCCGCCAAACTGGATCTGCTTAGAACCCGTCTCAATCCGGGGAGACAACTGCATCCACTCGCCCGCATGGTTAGCCCACACAGCCCCCGAAGGCACCATCACCCTGTCACCCTCCACAGGGGTAGGATCGCAGGCCGCAGACTCGCCAAACGCTACACGGGCCGCTATAGCGCGCCTATCCAGCTGCTGCTGCAACCCGTTAGACGACAACACCAGGGTAGCCAACAACTGTTGATGAAACACGCCAGGCTCACTACGCAACACGTCGCGGGCACGCTCCGCACGCCCCCCAGGAACAATCTCCAACTTGGCCGTGTTCTGCTCCCAATCCCGCGACAGGACAACATAGTCGTAGCGGGTCTCCCCAGGGCCTGGAAGCTGCCCTGTCACCGTCTCAACACTATTCGACGTGCACATCACCCCGTGAGCCCAAGCCTGCCCCGGCAGGACCTCACACAACACCGTATTACCCTGAATCGTCGTGCCGACACGAAAATCGTCCGGCCCTTTCACAGACGGCATATTACCCATCAGACCAGACATTTGAGCCCAATCATACTCGGTCAACACACCATCAAACCCTTTACACACAATACCCACAACAAACCCCCAAATCTTTTCTAGAATTTTTGTAAATCCCGCACACCGGCAGCCAAACCGGCAACACGCCGCGCTAACAGCGCCGAAGGATTATCCTCATAATCCCCCGCAACCGGTGTCACCTTCGTCCAGCCGTCACCAGGCGATACACACTCCACATCAATCTGACGCACAATCTCCGCAATAGGGCCAGAACCCACATCAACATAAATCAAATCACCAGGCATCAGATTGCCGGGCCCAAAACGCAACACATCCGACTCCGCCAACTCGATCTTAAACCCCGACGTAGCCCCCAACTCGGACAACACCTGCTCAGCCTCATCGTAAAGAGACACTTTTTCGGAATCAGTGTTACGGGCATCCTTAAACACCTCTACACGATCAAACCAATCCCCCTCAACCATCGAATCAACATCCTCACAAAACAGCCGATCTTTGCCCTCGCCGCGGCCACCAACCACCACCGACGTAGCCTTAGGGGCGTCACGCACATACTCCCACGACACAATCGAACCCGACTCGGCAGTCAACACATGGCTACGCGTCACCGCGGGCACACAATCAAACACTAAACCACGCTGATCAAACTTCGCATTCTCAAACTGGTTCACAGTGACAGTCATCCGAGCCCATGACAACACCGGCAACAGTTTATCGGCAAACAAGTGGAACCGCACCTGAAAATCCTTAATATAGCGGCCACGACGCTCATCATCGGTCATAAACAAACCAGGCTGAAAACGCCAAGCATTATCCCCCAACACCTGCTTAGCCACCGACTCCGCAGCACCAGAATAGTGGGCATAATCCCTGTCAGCACGCCACTCCATACCAACCATACCGGGGCGATAATTCACAGGCCACATCAACATCCGCCACAACAGGCGGATATCATCTTCACACGTGATCGTCACCCGCGAAGACCGCCAAGGACCAACCCCGTGCACCTTGCGCACAGGCCCAGAAAAAATCTGGCCACCACCATAATCAACAACCAGGCGTGCCCCCGGCTTCGTCAACCCGTCAAGCCTGGAATGATCACCAGACACCACCAACTCCAAGGTGGACAGACCATTCCACTTCAACGACAACTTGAGCGACTCAAAAAAATTGATAGGCGCCACACGACGATAATCCGGCGTAAACAATGTTATCTGCGGGACAAGACCAGCCATCAACTCTTCACCAAGCCCTCAAAAACCTGTACTGCACCGACACAACAATGAAACCCAAACCAACCATCTCAATATTCACACTCTTAAAACCGCCAGGCGGAATCGGCGCAAACTCCCACTCAGACAGACGATCCATCACATCCTCAAACCCGTTCAACAACGCAGACTGCTTCCGAGGATCCGTATCAATAGTAATCCAATCAAACTCCTCGACAGGATAGTCCGAAGACACACGCAAACCATCAATCTGTACAGACCACGAATCCAACGGGCCCTCAACACGAATCACGGGCCACGCAGGCACATCACCCTTATTAGACAGGTTATCCCAACACGAACCAATACCAGGCGTCAACACCACCGGAAAAGCAGTACCCTTCTTATTAACAGGGCCGCCACCCAACCAATCCTGCAACTTAGCGTTACTGAAACGAAACTTCTGCTCATCCCCATACCAAAACGGGTCATAGGCTGTCAAATGCAACAGATAGCGGGCGTAGCCACGATTAACCGGATCAACCGTAAACGTGTCATCCACCGAATCAAACCGACACTTCAGCACACGCCCACGACCAGCCGGAGTCTTCACAGACAACTCCCCCTCCTCACCCGGGGGAAACGCAGACCACAACTCGTCATACGCCTTCAAAAAACCGTCACGAAACCCGCCATCCGGATCTGGGTCGACACCCGACACCAGGACAGGCAGCGTCACCTCGCGAGGCTTCACATTAAACCCGCGCCACTCAGACCCGTGCACCCCAACATGAGTTTGAGAAAAATGCTCCACCTCAGGCACACCCAAACCGCGCAACGAATCATTCAACAACATGACCGGAGACTGCCCCGTATAATCCGTCAAATGAAGCACACGCGCCGGAGCATTACCAACCAGCGGAAACATCGTCCAATCCACCGTCAAACCGGCACGATCAGACGGGTCAGGAAGAAACATGAACCACACCCCCAATCACACGTAAGCCAACGCGTTCAACGCGTCACGCTGCTGCCGCTCAATTCGCTTCGCAAACTCGTTAGGATCACCATAAGTAGGCCCGTTCACATTCACCACAACACTCTTCTCGCTCATGCGCTGATACCTGTCGTACGGTGTAAACGAGCCCACCGACGATCGCACACCAAACCGGGCGTCAACAGCATCCGGAAGCTGCGAAGCAACACCCGACATAGCATCCAACGCCAAACCAGCATTACCAGTAATACCCTCCGCCAAACCGGCAACAACCTGACGGCCAACCTCGTCACGAAACACCCGAGACGGGGAATGAATACCCAACACAGACTTCGCCGCGCTAGCCACCTGAGAACCCATATGACGCACCGTATCCAACAAACCGCTCATAGCGTTCTTGATACCATTACCCAAACCAGACACCACATCGCGACCCGCAGACACCAACAGAGACCCCATACTACCGAGAGCGCCACGAATACTACCAGGCAGATTCCGGAAAAACCCCAACACGCCATGTACACCGGCAGACACAGCCGAGCCCATAGCATGCATAGCAGAAGAAGCGACACTCTTAGCCCCATTAAACCCAGACGAGGCAGCACCACGAACCCTAGAAGCCATAGAGCTGAAGAACCCGCCAACAGCAGATGCCACCGAAGACACCACACCACGGATCCCATTCATGACGGAAGAAACAGCACCCCTGGCGGCGTTAAACCCCGACCGGACATGGGAAGCAACCGACAAACCAAGACGGGTAAAAAACCCGACAACCGCGTTCACACCGCCAGAAATGATCGACTTGAAACCGTTAATAAACGAAGACGTAAACGCCCGAATATGATTCCAACCATTCAAGATAGCCGAACCCATATGCGCCACACCAGACACCACATGGCCCACAACCCATGAGATGACACGGGTGACAGCCCCAATAATCCGGGCTGCAACAGACACAATAACACCCAAAATACGGGCAACAAACCCGATCACAGCCGTCACAACCGGCATCACAACAGGAATAATACGGGCAACCACCTGCAACACAACCGAAACAACCTGCACCACCACACGCATAACAGACATGATCACAGGTATCAACGAACGTATCAAACCAATGATCGGTGGTAGAACAGACATGACAGCACCCAAAATTTGCTGAATCACAGGCATCAGGACAGGCACAAGCTGCATGATCACACCAACAACCTGCCGAATCACGGCCATAACAGCCTGCAACACAGGCATCAGTGCTGGCAGCAACATTGCCGCAACCTGAGTCACCGCACCAATAATCTGCGTGATCACCGGTATCAGCCGGGCGACAAGCATACTAATCAAAGGCACAAGCTGCGCCGCCAAACCGGCAACCAAACCAATAATCTGGCCAAACACAGGAGCCAACTGTGCCACAACACCAGCAACCAAACCAAACAGTGGCTGAATAGCGGCCATAATCTGCCCCAGGGCTTGACCAACCACACCGACAAGCTGCATCACAGAGGCACGAAACTGGGCGTTAGTAGCAAACATGGCAGCAAACAAGCCGATCACAATACCGACAGGGCCACCCAAAGCGCGAAACACGCCATCAAGCCCCCCAGCGGCACCCTTCAAAGCACCAAACGATGGTAGCAAATTCTTTAACGACACCGCCAACGGGGCAAACCCTGCAACAAGCTTCCCCACACCCGCAGCAACAATACCAAACACTGCGGTGCCGCCAGCAAACATGGCACCCAAATTCACCTTAGGGACCGGCAAATGCAACCTAGCAAAAATGCCCTTCAACTGCTCCACCTTGGCGCGCATCTGTGCATTCATTCTCGTAATCATAGCCGGCATACGATTAATCCACGCCAAAATAGACGGCATCACCCGCTGAATACCCTGATCAACAGAAGCAAACAAAGGCTTCACAGAATCCGTGACAGACTTGATAACCGGATTCAACGCAACAAAAATCTGCCTCAGCCCGTTCAAAAACGGGGCCATAGCCGTAGCACCAAGATAACCCAGGGCTCCCTTAACATTCTTCATAGCGCCCTCAAACGTCTTACCAGACGCCTGCGCAGCACCACCCATACCAAGCTTCATCGCAGCCGCAAACGTGGCAAAATCAATCTGCCCCTTCGACACCATCTGCGACACCTCAGCCGACGTTTTACCCGTCTGCTTCGCCAACAGAGACAACACAGGAACACCCGCCATAGTAAGCTGCAACATGTCATCGCCCTGCAACTTACCGCGAGCCATAACAGACGTGAAAATAGCACCCGTATCCTGAAACGACTTACCCGAAATATAAGACACATCCGCGACAGTCTTCAACACATCCGTCATCTGCCCGCCAGACTTCACACCAGAAGCAGACAACGCAGCCGCAGTCGAAGCCGCATCACCCAACGCATACGACGTACCAGTCACAGCCTCAATAGCCGAATTCATAATCGAAGACGTATCCGAAGACGTGTGACCCAAACCAGTCAGTTTAGCCTGAGCCTCATCAATAGCCATCGCCCTAGCAATACCGCCACCAATAGTCACATCATAAATCGACTTGAGGCCCTTCTTAGCGACACTAATAGCGCCCATCATTGCGGCGCCACCCAAAGCCAACTTCATGCCTTTAGCAAACAAGCTACCCGAACGCTGACCCTCCGCAGGCATCACCCCGGAAAGCTGTTTACCAACATCCGATTTCAAACCAGGCATCTTCGTATACAACGACACATATGCGGAAGCAATCTCACCAGACATACACTATTCACCCCATAATATTAATCTCGCGAGACACCCCGCCACTAGCGCGAACACGCGCCAAAATATCGTCCACCTGCCCAGACGTAAACCTGGCCCGACGCTCATCCGTCGGCCTCGCCACAGGCTCCGGCTGCCCCTCACTATTAGCAGACCTGTAATGATCCAACATGTCCAACACGGCCCACTCGCACCATTCAAATGGGCGCTGCCAACCATTCAGGTGGGCCGCCAACTGGCTCGACGTATCGGTACACAACACGCCAGCCAGCCGAACAGCCTCACCCCAACACATCTGCGGGCCACCAACACTATAAACAGAAACACCAAACTTAGTGCGAAAATCGTATTCGATGGCCCCACGATAATCATCAATCAGGCCGTGGAGCCAAACTATTCCCCCAGCGAGGCACCCTTACCGTCAGGCTTGTATTCCATCCATTGACGGAAAATCTCGGCAACACGAACCATCGGAAGCCCCTCCAAAGCCTCCACAGCATCAGCCGGGGCGGCAGCCTCCAACATCGAAAACATCACCTCAACCTGGGCGAAATCAGCCGACTCCCCCGACTGGGCAATCTTGGCGGCACGGCGAAAAACACGGGCAGGAACAGCCTGCGCCGTCTCCTCCGCATCAGCCAACACCCAACTACGATCACCAATCTTCAACGTGTAACCAGTGTCACTCATCTATCAACAATCCCCTAAACTCGTGTATCAGTTATCGGCTGGCGGATTAGGATCCGGCTCAGGCTTCGGAGGCTTCGGCGGAACCGGAGGAGTATCAGCTTTTAAAGCCGTCATCCACCCCCGACCAGACACCGCATCACCCTTCTTATTAATCTGGGCAGGATACGCCTTCAACGTCACACCATACCCGTAAACCTCGCCATTCTTGCCCTTAATCTCGTCACGATCAACAAGCTCAGCTTCAGGGAAATAGTAGCGGATAACCTGATCACCATCCACAATATCCATCAGTAGGGCGTGAACACCCGTGGTTGCGCCAGGAGAAATATCGAACGCGCCCGAATCGGCTCCGGCAGTAACCTTCGACTGCCAAAACAGCTCGATAACCTCCTTCTTGGATTCGATCAGCTGGAAAGAAATCTCGATAGACGACTCGGTGGCAACAGTGCGAACAACA